CTACAGCTCCATTAACATATTCTGCAGCTTTAGTTACACTTTTAAAAGTACCCACTAATTCTAATTTATATATATTTTTACTAATATTGTACGAGTTATACGTACCTTCATATAATCTCTCTTTTACAGCATGAGCAGTATTTTCAGCTTTTGTTACCCATTCTAGGTTCTCTACTGAATTATTGCTAGGGTTACCGTCAATATGGTTTACTTCTGGTTTATTATCGGGATTAGGTATAAATGCAGTAGCTATTAACCTATGTAACAACATACTTCGGACTCTACCATTTGTATCAGTTAAATCTACTTTTATGTCATACTTTTCTGTAACATTCTGCATTCTTTTAGACTTATGTGTAGCTAAAAACTTACTATTTTTTAGAGAAAATACTTGACTATCTTTACATATTATATGATGTGGAAACTCTTTGATAATTACACCATTAAGTTCTTTTAGTAGTATATCTGTAAATGTGTAATTAAATATAGCTTCTATAGTGTAATTATTATTTTTATTATGTATAGTTTTTAAATAATAATATCCACTTTTACCAGGTAATATTTCTAGGTTGTTAATGATATTTATTATTTCATATTTTGTAGTAATTTTATACGTATTAGGAAGTATATCTTTATATTGTATTATTTTTTCTTGCATAATAACCCTTTTTTTTTTGTTTTATATAAGGGATATTATAGCGCTAAGGAGTTTAAGTACTCCTTAACATTAACTCATCAATACTATTTACTAACAGCACAATCGCAGCGTAACAATTTCTCCGGTTGAAGAATTAGACCAGCATAAAACATACTATAAGAGAAAAATCCTTTTGTTGCGTAAGGGTTAGTTAGATCAACATCAGATGGAGATTTAGCATTAAACTTAATACGACCCATACCCTTAAGACCAATAGTTGCAAATGCATTTTCAGTAGGGAATAAGATTGAATGAACATCAAAATTAGTACCATTATTTGCAAGTGTACCAGTATAACTAGATGGTATTGCAGCACCTTTACCATAGTTAACTAGAGCAGCTTCTGCTTCAATAAATCTAACTTCATACATAGCACCTACTTCACCTTGTGCAGCAGTTGCAGCATCACCATACTTATGAAACGGTACATATACGAATTCACGCTCATAACCAGTACCACGAGTAAGAGTTTCTAAATCAGATTTAATGTCAGCATCAATTATTGCATAATAAGAAGCAGCAATTGTCTTAGTATCAATCTTAGTTGAACCTGTTACAATAGATGTATTTTTCTTAGCTCTATTACGAACCAATCTACGAACACATTTACGAATTAAGTCGTAACTAACTTTCCATGCAGAGTCAGTTGAACCATCAGCAGCAGTACCAGCACCAATTGTAGCCATAGATGTAGCAACACCTGAATACATTTTAGTTGGAGTAGCTAGCATATCTAGTTGTACTAAATCTTCAAATCTACTGTTAGCTAATTCACCTAATTCTTCACGATAACGAACTTGCATAATATCTTCAGAGAACAATTCTACTTCATCAGTATATGTAATCATTTCACCATAACGAGAAAGCGTAGCTTCTACAGTAACTTTTTGTAGTGTACGTTCATTCGTTGCACCAGCACCTTCAGCAAGTGAAGCACCTGTACCATCTGTAGCATTTAACAATGTCTGTACAGTATTCAAATCTCTACCCGATAGATAACCTTTTGAACTAAATTCAGCATTATTTAGTGAACGATCATACATATGCATAAATTTACTAATCTTATATGTCTTACCAACATTTTTTGGCATAGCTTTACGCTTAGACCACTGTGAGTAAATATTTACTCTGTTTGCTGCTTTAATACCAGCTTTGTCATAATAATGTGTTATTGTATTAGCACCTTGTGAACTATTAGTTCCATTTCCATAAACCTGAACACCCATTTTATTTCCTTTTATTTGTTAAAGGTAGAATTGTTACATCCTAGCTTCTAATTTCGCATACCACTCATCAAACTCTTCATCAGTGTCATTTAAGTAGTCTGTTACTTTTGGTGTGCTCACTCTCTTACGAGGGATTGTTGCAGCCTTGCGCTTAGTAGCAGCTTCTTTAACTTGTACTCGTTCTTGCTGTTTAGCTTGAACTTGTTCAACCTTTTGTTGCTCCTGTAGCACCTCTTGTTGTTGTTGCTGTTGTAGTTCCGCAGCACGTGAATTCATATGGTATTGTTTACCTGCTTCAATATAATAATCAATATCTGATTTACGACCTCCATCTAATACTTTCATCTTCATAGCCATAGGGCTAACTTTATCAAAAGTACCGTTGGTCACATCAATATGTAATTCTTTAATTAATTCAGGGTTCTGAGCAAACACATCACGACTCGCATCGTCCCATTGTTCAGCTACCACATGTTGTGTTATTGGAAATTCTTTATCAGATGCAATTTCATCTATAACATCTTGAACTTTCAATTCACTTGGATCACGTCCATAACTGGTTGGTACATAGTTACTTTCTTTCTCTAAGTCTAAGTCGAGTACGTCAACGTCTGCTCGCTTAACTAGTGAAGTAATAGCTTCCTTGTTACCTTTAAGAGCATCAATCATAAGATTCATATCATCTTCAGTTAATTTCTCTTCTTCCAAAGCACTTATCATTTTACGATAAGGAGCAATAGCTTGCATCTTTTTAGTATAATTCATAGACTGTCCGAATACTTTACCGAATTGATTTAGTATTTCATCTTCAGTAAACTCAAATTCTTGACCATTAGCTTTATACTTATACTTCTTAGGTTCTGCTTCTTGCTTTTCTACTTCAGGTTTTGTTACTTCGTCATCTTTAGTTTCTGAGTTATCTTCAACTTCTTCCGTTTTAGGCTCATCTTCTTCATCAGGCGTTTCACTGTCATGACCTTTTTCAGGTTCTGCGGATTCCTCTTCAGGTTGTTCCACTTCTTCTTCTTCTTCTTCTTCAGGTTCTGTTACTTCAGGTTCTGGTTCTGGTTCTTGCTCTTCTTCATACTTAGTATCAGGAGACTCCATTGCTGCACGTTCTTCAGCAACGGCAGCTGCTAATTGTGCATCATCCATGTCAAATAATTCTTCTTCTGTATAAGCCATAGGTTACCCCTCTACTTCTACATCTTCATAATCTTCTTCACCATCAGCTTCAGCTTTAATTGCTTGACCCATAGCATAGATAGTTTGAAAATGATCTTGTAGTGTACTAATAGCAATTAAGCTTTCCATTACATCTGTTCGTTTACCACCATTCTTAACTTGATCAGTTGCAAGTATACTAACACCACTAACTGCTTTATCTTTGAAGTATCCTTCTTTAATAACCTTTTTAAAGTCAGAATTCTGTTCTAACCTAGCTAGTGCTTCTGCTTGTTCTACCCAATAGGTGAGTGCCTTACTTGCTGTTTGTTCTTGATTTATTACATCCATTGATATAATTCCTTTACGGTTAATTATTTACGAATAGTATTCGTTATTGCTATTATACAAGTTATCAGCTTAAGATAACTTTAAGTTCTATTATGTAGCTGTTGCACTAAATGTTATAGGAGTTATACTAAGAGCTATAACATAACAATCTGCAGTACCTTTAGTTTGTACAACTCCATGACTAAATGTAAATTCAGGAGTAGCAGTTGCGCTAGGAGCAGTAGCATTATGTATTACTCCAAGTTTTGTACCGTCTATAGCACATTGTAGCTGTGCAGGACCTGCTGCTACCTTTACGTATCCATCAGATAACTGTTTTGTATATATTGCCATTAGTTAGCTCCTTGTTGTATTCCTGCTTGACTCAATCCTTGTCCTTGTGGTTGTCCTTGAGGAGATTGAGATTGAGCTTGAGCAAGTTGTTGTATGATCTGTATTGCTTGTTTAATCAATTCAGGGGATACTCCATGTTTAATTAGCTCTTCTGGACTTATACCTTGCATTAATGCTTTAATTACATCTTCTACAGTAATACCTTGTGGCTCTTGTTGCCCTCCACCCTGTTCTGTTCCGGGTGTTCCTTGCTGTCCTGTACCTACTGCACTTAAACCTTGACCTTGTTGTATCATTATTTATCCTTTTAATTTTAATTATTAACCTGCACTAATCGTTAAAGCACCAGAATTGTTCCACCATTGACCTACTACTTTAGGATCAGCTGTAGGTAAATTAGGGGTATTTAAAGTAGCATTACTCCAAGTTTTAGAACCGCTTACAGTTTCATTAGCTGCTAATTGACTAAATGCCGTACTATCAATACCATCTAATAGATCTGCATCCAATCCCGAACCCTTACCATCAACTGTTTTAAGTCGCTTTAATACTGTTTCTATATTATCTGCTTTTGTCCATCCATTAAATATATCTAAACCATTATTAATACTATAGTTACTAGTTGTGTAGTAGAAAAGACCACCTAATACCTTATCACTAACCACTGCCATAGCATCATCAGTTTTATTTAAATACTGTAATTGACTTACTGTATCAACTGTATATATCATTCTATATTCTTCCATATATTATCCTTTATATAAATTATGTGTTGATAACCCAGTAGGGCCTTGTCCATATGCTGGGTGTAAACCTAATTGTGCTAGTATATTACTTGCTGCTGATCTATAAATTTCTGGAGCTACAGTTTGAATTGCATCATTCTGAATTATAGGAGCTGCACGTCTAACTGCTTCTTTTGCG